CGTCCCTGCGGCGGGCGACGCGACCATCGTGGCCGAGAGCGTCCCGCCGATGTCGCTGGAGTTCGCGCCGATCGCCGCGCCCGTGCAGTACGTGCCGTTGGCCACGCCGGGGACGGTGGACAGCAGCGCGATGAAATGCCCGGTCAGCTGGAAACCGCCGCCGGTATGCACCAGCGACCCGCCGTTGGTGATCTTGGTAAGCAGGGTAGCGCCGCTGCTCAAGACCCGCAGGACATCGTTCCCGGACCCCTGGATCACGGCGCCGGTCTTGGCCAGCAGCGTGTAGGGCGTCGCGTTCGCTACCGAGTTGATCAGGCCGCCGACCGTCGCGGACGCGTCCGCGACCCCGATATTCCCGAGGATGATCCCGCCGGTCGACCCGCCGTAGTTCACGGCATAGGACGCGACGTTCGTGATCCCGGCGTCCAGCGGCCCGAAGGCGTTGCCGTTGATCACCACCTGGGAGACCCCGGTACCGACGTCGATGTGCCCGTACGTGTTGGTGGTGAGCGTGCCGTTGGAGTGGAAGGAGTTGGCCTCGATGACGTTGGAGTCACCGTCGTAGACCGTCAGGCCCTGCTTGGTGTTCCGGTCGATGCCGTTGCCCATGACCATGCAGTCCGACGTGGACGAGGCCAGGGCGATACCGACGACATTCTGGTAGATGTCGTTGTCGATGATGTGCTCGACGGCGGCGGCGTTCGGGGAGGCCGCGGCGGCCCAGTTCTGCGTGATCGTGGTGCCCAGGCAGACCCCGGCGCGGCCGTTGCTGCCCATGATGTTGTTGCGGATGATGTTGTCCGACCCGGCCGTGGTGATCCCGTCGCCGGTCCCGGAGTAGTTGAAGACGCTGCTGATCACCTTGTTAGCGCGGCGGTTGTGCCCCAGGTACAGGTTGCTGAACGGGTTGTCGTGGAAGTAGCACCGCTCGATGATCGCCTGGGATTCCTGCCCTAGCGCCCCGTCGGCGACGTTGAGGCCGTACCCGGAGGTGTTGTTGTTCTTGTTCCCGTCGATGGCCAGGTCGTAGATGCGGAACGCGTTGTTGCCGTCCGGGGCGACCAGGACGTCGCAGTTCGCGGAAGCAGCGCGGGATAGCCACGAGATGCCGGGGATCGTGTCGGTGCCGGGGTAGGTGCCGGCACTGGACCCGCGCAGGACGGTGCCGTTCAGCAGCGTGATGCTGACGCCCCCGGTGTTCACGAGGTAGTGGCCGGGCGGGATGATGACGGGGCCCGCCTGGGCGTTGATGGCGGCCTGGATCGCGGCGGTCGAATCCAGCGTCCCCGACGGGTCGGCGCCGCCGGCGAACGCGGCGTTGAGGATGTTGAGCCCGGCGCCCATCGCGGACAGGGCATCAACGACGGCGTTCATGTCGCCAGGCGGGTTGCCGCTGCCGACGACGCGGGTGTCGGGCGGGAGGGTGAACTGCGCTGGCATCCTAGCTCGGTCCTCCCGTCCTGGTGCTGGTCGCGGTCAGGGTGCCTTCCTGCGGCCCGTAGTCCGGTCCGTAGACGGGCGCGTACGCGGTGCCCCCGGCCGCGCTCGTGGCGCCCGTGAGCGCGGCTGAGGCTGCCGCTGCGGTCAGGACGCCTGCCGGGGCGCCGCTGGCCGTGAGCGTCGCGCCTGGTGCCGTGGAGGCGGTCAGGGCGCCGGCGGTGAACGCGGCGGCGACCGTGGCCGCCGCGGTGACTGCGCCCGCGCCCGTGATGGCCGCTGCGGCCTGCTGGACGGCCAGGGCAGCCAGCGCCCCGGTGCCCGCTGAGACCGCCGCGGCGGCCTGCGTGGCTTTCGCCGTGGCCGTGGCTGCCCCGGCCGCGCTCGCGGTGCCGGTGATGTACCCGGCCGCCGTGGCCGCGCCCGCTCCAGCGGCCGTTGCCTTCGCGGCCTGAACTGCCGCAGCGGTGACGGACCCGGCGCCAGCCGCGGTTCCGGTGGCCGCCTGCGTGGCCAGTGCGGTGACCGTGCCAGCCCCGGCGGCTGAGGCTGTGCTGCCGGCTCCGGTGATGGTGCCCGTCGCGGTGACCGACGCGGCCCCGGCCGCCGACGCGATGGCGATCTGGGTGACGACATCGGTGACAGCGGATGCGCCTGCTGCGGTCGCCGGCGCGATCTGGGTGACAGGTGCCGGCCCGGCTGTGCCGGCCCCGGCGGCGGTGCCTCCGGCGCCCTGGACGGCCGTCGTGGTGACAGCCCCGGCACCTGCCGCAGCCGCTGGGACGATCTGGGTGACGACCGCCGTGACCGACCCGGCGCCTGCCGCGGCTGCGGTGGCCGCGCCCGACGACGCCCCGGCGGCCGTGACCGACCCGGCACCCGCTGCTGCGGCACCGGCGATCTGGGTAACGACATCAACGACGGCGCCCGCGCCCGCGGCGCCCGCGGCGGCAGCCTGGACGGCGTTCGCCGTGGCAGCGCCAGCGGCGCCCGAGGCCGCGGTGGCGGCCTGGGTGACAATCGCGGCCGTAGCGCCAGCGCCAGCCGCCGCGCCAGCGGCGCCCTGCGTTACGGCACCGGCGGCCGACCCGGTACCCGCGGAACTAGCGGGCGCGATCTGGGTTGCTACGGCGGACGCGGCGCCTGCGCCGGCCGCGGTGGCCGCGCTGATGACGGTGGCCGCGGCCGTGACCGAGCCCGCGGCTGCCGCGGTGGCGATGACGGCCTGCGTGACGACAGCAGCGGCCGAACCCGCGCCGGCGCCTGCAGCCGTGCCGGTGATGGTAATCGCGGCCGGGGGCGCGGCGTTCTGGTCGGTGGGCTGCGGCTGGACGTAGAACGGGATGCCGCCCGGCTCGGCCTGGACGGCGTTCGATCCGGGGAACCATCCGGGGGGCTGCGGCAGGTAGTCCGGGAGACCGGGGGCTGCCGCGCTGCCCAGCGGGGGCGCCTGGAAGACGAGTGCCCAGTCCGGGTCGCCCTGGCTGTTGTTTCCCTTGGCCGTCGAGTTGAACGTCGGCCCGGCGCCCGCCGAGGTGGCGCCGCCGGTGACCGGGTCGATCCACGTGGCCGTCCACCCGGTGGCCAGCAGCGCCGTGCTGACCGTGATCGTGGTGGAGTTCGGCAGGTAGCAGACGGCCAGGGTGCCGTCCGGGGTGATGGAGGCCGTCACCCAGGAGTTGGTGAACGCCGGCTCGTACGCGCCGCCGCCGCCGCCCGCGGTGAGCCCGGCCACCCGGCTGCCGCGCCCGGCAGTCACGAATGAGCTGGACAGGTCGGGCAGCAGCCTGTACCAGCCCGGCCACGACTGGTAGGTGCTGACGACGTTGTTCAGGCAGTTGGCGAAGGACCAGTCGCTGGTGACCGTGGCCACGTCAGCGGCGGCATTCCAGAGGTAGTTGCTGTGCGAGTACGTGGTGACGCCGCGGGCCCCGGCGGTCAGGCACCACCAGATTTCCTGCCGCCAGGACCGGTCGTTGGTGTGGTCGTAGCTGGCGCCGCCCTGGAAGTGATAACCGTTGTTCCAGACAACCGGCAGCAGCGCGGACGCGCCTTCGCTGATGACCTCGCTGTAGGCGTACTCGATGCAGAAGTACCCGGCGTTGTAGGTGTAGCAGGAGTTGAACGCCGAATGGGCCGCCCCCCAGGCGGACTGCGCGTTGGTGGTGGTGTTGTACCGGCTGGTGTACTCCGCCAGCCACATCGCCGTGACCGGGTGAGTGTCGCCGGCTCCGCTCAGCCCGGTGAGGATGAAATTGAAGAACGTGTCGTATGTGGTCGGGAAGGTGTCGTCGCCGAACATCCACATCAGGTTCGGCTGGTTCTTGTACCGGGCCCCGAGCGCCGCCCCGAACGCCTGGTACTGGGCATTCGTCCAGCCGTTGAGACACTCGCCGGACGCGCTGTTGTACGTGATGTCGAAGATCGGGAAGATCGTGATGCCGTTGTTCAGCGCGCTGTTCAGCAGGTAGTCGAACCGGGCCCAGTACGCAGGGTTCAGCCCCGACGCAGGGTCCTGGCCTGTGTTGAACGGCGGGACGTTATCCCAGGTGTTCCCGTTGTCGAAAACGCCGCCGTCCGGGAAGCTGCCGACCAGCTCGACCAGCACCGCGGTGAGACCCTGCGCGGCCCGCGCCGAGAAGAACCTGTCGTAGTCCTGCTGGTAGGTGCCGCCGCCGGACCCGTTCCACCGTCCGGCGTTGCTGACCAGGCCGTACATCTGATCGCAGACCCACAGCCGCGGCTGGCCGTTCTGGTCGGTGAACCAGCCGGGGCCCGGCGTCCCGGCCAGCCCGGCGATGTACGGCACCTGCGGCGGCGGAGGCGGGGCGAGGAGCGGCTGCGGCTGGGCGTAGAACGGGACGCCGCCCGGGTCGACAGTGACGGCCTGGCTGCCGGGGAAGTAGCCCGGCGGCCACGGGAGCCACTGCTGGGTCGCAGCCGCTTCAGGGAAGGGCGGGAAGATGACCGCTGGCGGTGCGCTGGTCGTGCCCGGCTGCGGGGTGAACGGGACCGCTCCCGGCGAGGTGGTCACCCGGTCCGCGCCGGGGAACCAGCCGGGCGGCTGCAGCGGCAGCGGGACCGGCGGCGCGGGCGCGGCGGTGGCCGCCGGGACCTGCGCGATGAACACGCCCGCGTAGCAGGTCGCGGTCGACGCCGCTTGCGCCAGCGGTATCCAGGTCAGGCCGCCGCCGGTGTCGGTGACCGCCATCGTGGTGGAGGTCGTGCCGTTCGCCGCGCCGGACGACCCGATCAGCACCACGATCAGTGACCCGGGCGGCGGCGTGAAGCTGGCGGTGGTCAGCGCGGTCAGCGCGGTGGTCGTGGCGACAGCGGGCGCGGAGCCGTCCTCGGTGATCGTCCCGGCGGCCAGGATCTCGGCCGCGGCGATGTCGTCGAAGCCGCCGGCAGTCGATGACCCGACCAGCGTAGAGCCAGGCGTGCCCGTCGCGGAGGTGGTGCGGAAGGTGCCGTACTGCTCGGTGTTAACCGTGTCGGCGAAGTTGTCGATCAGGGTGCACAGCGGCTCGGCCGTGTAGCTGGTCCCGCCGTTGGTCAGGGCACCGTACACGACCGACCCGGTGACCGTGGTGATGATGCTGCCGCTGTTCGCGGCCGCCACGGCGATGTGGGCGCCGGCCTGGCTCGCTGCTAGCGCGGCGCCGGTCAGGACCTTGACCCGGAGCAGCATCCCCTTGGATGTGCCGCCGCCCTGGGTGGCGGTAACCGTCAGGGTCGTCACGGGCCACCGCCCTCCCGACGGGTCAGGCGGACGGGATTACCCCAGCAGCTCGCAGGTCAGCTCGTCGCAGGTGATGGACGTCAGGCCGGTGTTGGTCGCGACGGTGGCGCCGACGGAAACCAGCTGGGCGATGTTGGTGACCATGCCGAACCCGGGCGTGCCGGTCTGCGTGACGGTGACCGCCGCGAGGGTCTGCGGGATCGGCACCGGGGTGGCGAATGCGGTCAGCGACGAGCCGGTGGTCATCCGGCCGCGTCCGACGATTGTCGCGTTCGTGGTCCCGATCACCGGGGAGGACATCTTCTGGATCACGCCCCAGTACTCCGCGATCCACGGGATGCCGGTCACCGCGACGCAGGTGACCGACGGGGAGACGCCCAGCACCGCGGAGGTGGCGACCAGGTTGTTCGCCGCCACCGCGGTAGACGCGGCGGTCATGTAGAAGCCCCACGTGATCGCTGACGCGGTAGTGGTGGCGATGTAGGAGCCGTGCGCGATCAGCCGGACCCGGGTGCCGACGTTGAGCTGCGGCGGGTTGATGATCACCTGCGTGGGGCTGATGTCGGTCGGTGTCGCCGTGGCGGGAGAGATGACCAGGCTGTTGTTGCTCAGCGCCGGGACCGGCGCGCTCCACAAGGTTCCGGGCATGTCAGCCTCTCAGATGGCGATGGTGGCGACGGTCAGGTCAGCGAGATCTGGATGCCGGCCGCCGCGCCGGAGCCGCCGACTACCTGGAAGGTGTTCCCGGACGCCACGTTGACCGGCTGGCCGTTGAACGGGCCCCACCAGCACCGTGTGCCGCCGTTGGCGGTCAGGTCGAAGCTGACCACCGCGGTAGGAGACCCGGACGAGACAAACGAGAAGGTGGCGCCGGGCACGCCCACCGCCGACCCGGCCGACGAGACGGTGGATGAGGTGGTCAGCACCCAGCCGCCCGCCGTGTAACCGGACGTCTGCGTGCCGATGTCGGTCCCGGCCGCGCTGGCCGTGCTCAGCGTCGAGTTGAGCCGGACCTTCATCGCCGTCGACCCCACCGGCGTGCCGAGCGCCGTCCCCGGGGCGCTCGTCGTCCCCGTCGGGGTCAGCGCGTTGAGGATGAGCGACACCATTGTCTGGTCGATCGCTGCCATTTACCGCTCCTGTCCTACGCCGACTAGCGGCACCTGATCTGCGTCGACCCCGAACAGCTCGCCGAAGACGAACTCGGCCCTGATGATCGTCTTGCCGCCCGCGTCGACCACGTGGCCGTCCGGGTCGAGCACCCGCCAGCCCTGGTCCGGTTCCCACTCGGGCACCGTGACCTGCGCCACGCCCAGCAGGTGCATGCGGCCTCCTCAGATCAGGACGACCGTCTTGACGTGGCCGACCGTGACACCGGTGTGGACGTGGACCGGGATCCCGGCGGCGCCGGCACGCAGGCAGAACGTCATGTCCTCGCCGACGAGCGCCGACCCGATCACCGACTCGCGGAACCACGGCGCGGCCCGGTCACCGCTGGCCTTCTCGATCGCGGCGAGGGCGTCGCGGTGCATCAGCAGGAACGCCGCCCCGGTTGCGCTGACCGGCATGCACGCGTCCCGCGGCCACGCCTTGTACCGGCAGAACCCGACCTGGCCGCCGTCTTCCTGCACGAGCTCGTACATCGTGGGCTGCTTCTCACCGGTGGTCCCGTCCTGGGAGTAGCACAGGGCACCCAGGACGGGACGCCGGAGCGGATCGGCCGCCAGCACCAGCCGGTCCACGTCAGAAGGGGTGAACACCATGTCCGTGTCCACCATGAGCAGCCACGGGGCGCGGTAGTCCTCGAGGAACCGGCGCACGGTCAGGTTCCGGGCATCAGAGATGTTCGGGCCGCTGGGGGCGTCCAGGAACACGTCGACCCGCGTCCCGCCGCTCTTGCGGGCCACGGCCAGCAGCGACGCGAGGAACTCGGCGCGGACCGTGCCGCCGTGCACGTAGCCGACCGCGATGTGCTCCGGCGGGGTGCGGCGGGGCGCCATCGCCTAGCTGGTGCCGTACTTGGTCAGGCCCGGCTGGACGGTGCCCGGGTAGTTGCCGCCGGGGGTGTCCATGCTGCCGGACGGCGGCGCGCCGGGAACGGGTCCGCCCTCGTTGCCGCCGTACTGCGGCACGCCGTCCTGCGTGGTGCCCGGATAGTCGCTGGTGTGCCCCTGGATGGGGTTCTCCGTGTTCTCGCCCGGGCCGATGTCGGTGTCCTCGTAGTCGGAGAACCCGGCGGTTATCGACATCTCCGGGGCACCCTGCGGCGACATCAGCAGCGCCGCCGCCTCCTGCTGCCGGGGGCTGTCCCGGTCCGGGATGCCCGCGCCCGGGCCCGCGCCTTCCCCGCCGCCGGACAGGTCCATCGCCGCCTGCACCGCCCCGGCGATGCCGTCGATGTCCTGCGGCGCGGAGATGTCATACGGCGCGGGCCCCTGGCCGGACGGGGTGACACCCGAGAACCCGGCCGGGTCCGACGGGGTGTCCGCGGGCGTCACCGGGTCGGGTGCGCCGGCCGGGTCAAGGTCCTGGAAGAACTCGGACATCACTGCGCTCCTTCTTGTGCTTGCGGCAGTAGCCTCCGGTCGCGTGCCGCGCCGGGCGCCAGCAGCCGCTCTGGTGGCAGTTCAGGTGGTGGTAGATCACCAGGACGATCGTCAGCTCACCCAGGTCAGAGCCGAACCCGGACCACCACAGGTACCAGCGGCCCGACCCGTTATCGAGGCCGAGGACGTGCGCCAGGAAGCGCAGCACTCAGCCCGGCCCGCTCACTGGGCTTCGCCCTGGAATCCGGGCGACGGCTCGTCGCCGCCGAAGTCTCGCGGCGGGTCATAGAAGCCGCCCGTCGGCATCGTGTTGCCGACCCCGGCGCCGGGGTCGAGCGGCGACGGCGGGAACTGCATCAGGTCACCCGCGGTGCCGCCCTGCTGCATCGTGAACGCCTGGTTTTCCTGCCAGCGCCCGGTAGCGTTCGCGACCGCCTCCGCCACGGTGGAAGCCACGTCGTCGCGGCCGCCCGCGTCCGGGTCGCCTGCGGCGCTGACCGGCGACAGCGGGCCCGGGTAGTACGGCGCGTCCGGAGCGCCCGCGTTCACGTCATGCGCCACCGCCGACTCGACGGTGCCCACCACGCCGGACATGATGTCGGCGGCCGGGTCGGACAGCGGACCCAGGTCAGCGGCGTAGTCCGGCGGCTCCGGGGACAGGTCCGCGCCCGCGTACGGCGCCGGCGCCGGGCCCGAGTTCGGCGCCGAGGGCATCTGCAGGCCAGGGTCGCCCGGCGAACCGTGGATGTCGGCCATCTAGCCGGCCGCCTTCCCCCGCGCCGTCGCCTTCGCCTCGGCCTTCACCGGCGCCGCGGCCGCGGGCTCAGCCTTCGCCGGCGCGCTTTTGGCAGGCGGCGTGTCGTCGCCGTCGATGTTGACCGGCTTGAACAGCGTGCCCGCGCCCTTCGCGTCCCGCCTCACCAGCTCGTGCGAGTCAGGCAGCATCTCGCCCCTGGTCACCAGCCGTTCCGAGCCGTCTTCCATCACGGCCACGAACGTGTCCTGCGCCTGCTGTGCCATCGCCTCTCCTTATGAAACCTGCGGGCCGTTCGGGTAGGACGCCAGGTACCCGGCCAGCACGCTGTTCACGAGCGGGTACGTTCCTCCCGCCGGGGCGATGTCGGCCACCGCGAACGTCGGCGCCACGCTGTACGTCACCGCGATCGTGCCGCCGGGCGGGATCGTGAACGTGCCGGTCGTCAGCCCGGTGACGACGCCGCTGACCGTGATCACGGTGACCGTGCCGCCCGTGATCGTGACGGACTGCGCCACCGGGTTCGGGTTCGGCACGGCCACCGTGGTCAGGCCGATCGTCATCGCCGTCGCGAACAGCGCCGGCGCTGCCGTCACCACGGCGTTAGCCGACGGCCACAGCGACCCCGCGTCCACGAACACGCTCGCGCCAGACGCCAGCTGGACGTTGGCCGCCGTTATCGCATACCTGTTCGCCATGATCAGGCCTTCCCGGCCAGCGCCTGCCTGACCTCATCGGGATAGTGCTCGACTACGAACGCCACGAGATCCTCGACTCGCTGACCCGTCGGCTGCACCTTCACCCACAGCTCCAGGTTTTCCGGCCGGTTATCTGACCGGATGCCGTTGCGGTGATGGATGTTCTCGCCCGGCGCCAGCTTGCGGCCGAGGACTTCTTCCATGACGATCTGGTGCTCGGCCATGCGCTGGCCATCGTGCCAGCGGATGCGGTAGCCAGCCTTGGTGAGACTGCCGAGGCCGTTCTCGGCCCGCAGCAGGCCCGACGGCCCGATGTCGCCGGTCTTCCGCTGGCGCCCGTAGTGCAGCTGGCAGAAGCCGCCAGTGTCATAAGGCCTGTCGCAGCCTTCCTTGCCGCACCGGCGCCCGTCGCGGAGTTCCTTCTCCTCATCCAAGCGGCGCCGCTTGTAGTAATGCGAGCGGCACAGGCCATCCAGGACGGCCAGCAGCGTGCAGCCAGCCCGGCGGCACTGCTTCGGTCCGTTGCGCCGGGCGCGGTCCTGCTGGTAGTGCTTCCCGCACAGGCCGCGAGCCTGGACCCTGTTCGGGCAGTCTTCCTCTGAGCACGTACGATCTGCCATGTCGGCACTCCCTCACGAGTGCCCGGCCGCGCCCCGGGGATGCCTAATCATCCGCCGGGGCTTTTGACCGGCTGGGCGTCTCCTTGCAGTCTAGCCGAACATAAACCAGATTGCACGGAAAACGCCTGCTCAGGCTACGCGCCCTTCATCACCCGAAACGCTCCGGGGACGGCGACCGTCGAGCCTGTCCTCCAGAACATGAACCACCCTGCTTGACCTGCCGGCAAAATTCCACCGGTGCCCTTGACTAGCGGCTCGTAGATGATCGAAACTCCGACACGGTCCACGATGATGAACTGGCCGAAGTCGCCCATGATGGCCTCCAGGTTGCCGGAGGTGAGCGTCGAGGCCATCGTGGTCGACTCGTAGATCGGGGCGCCGAGCAGCGTCTCCGGCTGCCCCTTGCCGAGGTTCGTCCAGAAGCTGGCACCGCCAGCGGTGTCGAGCTGCCGGAACTTGTTGATGATCGCGACGTTGGCCACCCACGCGCAGCCCGGCGCGTTCCGGAACCGGGGCGGCACCGCGGCCTGGACGCCGTACACGTCGGCGATCGCGATGACCAGCGTGGTCGCGGTGGTGACGACGGTGGTGGCGCCGACCACGACGCCGTTCGGGACGGTGGTGCCGCCGCCGGTCGCGAACGCGGCCTCCTCCAGCCGGTCCTTCGCGTCGGCGAGGAGCCGGGGGAGCTGCTGGCCGAAGTCGGTGTCCTCGAGGACCTCGTACGAGCCGAACACCCACGCGGCGGCCTTGACGGGGGTGACCACCACGTTGCCGACCGTCGGGTCGACCTCGCTGATGATCGTGCCTTCAGCGAGCCACGCCGCGGTGACGCCGGCCGACGTGACGCCGTTCCACGTGTTGCTCGTCGTCTGCTTGACGTTGGAGATGCGTCGCCACGGGTTCGCCGACCCGGTGTTCGTGAGGATGATCGTCGGGTCCAGCACGAACGGCAGCAGGTACCCGCCGTTGGCCAGGGTGAGGGACAGCGCGGCGCGCTGGGCCATGCCCTGCGGGTCCTCGATGTACGCGCGGAACGCGTCCTGGTACTCCTGCGAGCCGGTGAGCAGCATGTGCTCGGCGATGCCGCGGCCGTAGGTGCCGGGGTTGGCCTGCACCATCCGGGTCGCGTTCTCGGCGTAGTCCTGGGCCAGGTTCGACCGCTTCGCTTCCAGCTCGATGGCGTCCAGGGCGCGGCCGCGCAGCTCCGGGGTGCGGACCATGTGGGACCGGACCGCGTCCAGGTCTTCGTACGGGTTGCGGAACCGGCCGCGGGAGCCGAGCTCGCCGCCGCCGTGCCACACCCCGGCCGGACCGCCGCTGTAGCCGTAGGCGCCGTCGGTGCTGGCGTCGTCCCCGTCGGGCCGCTCAAGGTTGCCCTCGTCATCGGCGGTGCGCGTGATGGCCTTGATCTGCTCCATCCGCGCGATGATCGGCTTGGACTCCTCGTCGAGCTGCTTCCACCGCTGGACGAGGGTGTCCCGCAGGTCGCCGTCGTTCTCCTCGGTGGTCTCGTTGTCGTTCTCCATCCGCTGGAGCTCGCCCTTGATGCGGGCCATCTCGTCCAGCTTGTCCTGCAAAGCGGCCATAGGGACCGCTCCTTTCGGTCTGGCTACCAGACCAGCCCGGCCTTCTCGCGCAGCTCGCGCGAGCGCAGCGCGTAGAGGGCGTGCTGGTGATGCCGGGCCGAGTGCTCAGCCTCTTCGGCTGGCGGGTCGCCGGCGGCGAGTTCCTCATCGAGGGGAAGTGCCTGGTCGTTCTCGTCCGGGTCCGGGTCAGCGCCTGGAGTGGACATGCGGACGCCGAGGATCTCGGCGCCCGAGTACGCCGGCCACAGGACCGGGCCGTAGTCGCGCAGGCCCAGCTCGGTGCGGCGGACAGTGCGCAGCTTCCCCGCGGAGTCGGGGCGGTGGGTGTCGCCGCGGCGCAGCTGCGGGTCCGAGCGCATGATCGGGCCGACGAACGACTGCGCGGTGATGGACCCGTTGCGGATGTTCTCCAGCACCTCATCGGCCAGCGGCGTCTCGGAGTACCGGGTGCGCGTCAGGACCCCGCGCGCCTCGGCGGCGATGTGGACCGGCACGCCGATCGGCATGGAGAACCGGTCCGACGGGTTGCCGGACAGGTCCCGGCCGTGGTTCCACAGCACCTTCACCGAGGACGCGAACCCGCCGCGGGCCCGGGACGCGTGGTCGATCGCCCGGTTGAACGCGCTCGGCTCGATCACCTCGATGTAGTGGCCTTCGTGGTCGTGGATCTCGGCTTCCTGCCCGAACACCGCCGCGTACGCCTCGACGACGCGGCCGTCGCCGCCCTGCTCGGAGCGGATGATGTGGATGTCCTCGAGGGAGTAGATCCGCATGAACTCCGCGCGGGACGCGCCGCTGCTGCTGTTGTCGCTCACTTCGACTCCGGTCTTCACGGCCGCCGCCTTGATCTTGGCCATCGCCGACGCCTTCGCCGCGGCGGGGATGTCGGTCTGCGGCAGCCTGGCCAGCGCGTTCCGCACATGTGCGGCGTCCTGGATGGGCAGGTACCGGTTGCTGCGCGGGACGGTCTTCCCGGACCCGTCCTTCGTGCCGCCCGGCGCGATGTACGCGAAGGCGCTGTCGGGCAGGTCGTTGATGTCAGCGGCCGCCATCTCCGCGCGCTGGGTAACCGTCACCGTGGACCTCCCGGTCGCTTTCTTCTCCATCGCCGCGTGCTGCGCGGGCCAGATGCCGAGCGCCGCGTGGTGGGCGAGGTTGCAATAACCGGCGGCGTCCTTGATGTACTTGCCGAGCTCGGCGACGCACCGGTCAAAATCCCCGGGCGTCCCCCAGGCGACCTTCGCCGCGCCTTCGCCGTGGACCCAGTACTGGTGCAGCCGCTCGGTGTCGCCCGGGTGCGCGGCCTCGCCGCCGGTCACAGCGCCGCGGCCTGCGCGTCCAGTGCCGCCGCCTGCGTCAGCAGCGTGTGGATCTCGTGCTGCAGGTGGGCGATGTGCGCGGCGTGCGCCGACGGCTTCGCCTTGACCGCCGGCTTCCTGGCCGTCACCTTGGCCGTCGTGGCCTTGGCCTTGGCCGGCGCGGCTTTGGCGGCGGCCGTGGCGGTCTTCGCGGCCGTGACCGCCTTCTTGGCCGCCGCCGTCGAGGCCGCGGGCTGCTTCTGCGCCACAGCCAGCTCGGTCTTCAGCTTGGCCGCCTGGTCGCGGAGCGCCTTGGCCTCGGCGTGCAGCTGCGCCTTGCGTGCCGTCTTGGCGGCCGCGGCCGCGCTGGCGGCGCTCTGGCCTTTGGCCGCGGGAGCGGCTTTGCCCTTGGCCGGAGCCTTCGCCTTGTCCGCGCTGCCGCTGCTGGTGCCGAACTGGCCGCCGGACGAGGATCCCGCCGCGACGTGGGTCATGTTGTAGCGGGACAGGTCAGCCGCGCCCTGCGCCCACGACTGCGCCCACCGGGCGTTCCAGGTGTCACGCATGCCCGTTGGCTCCCTCAAGCTCGCCGCGGCGCGCGGATGCCGGCCGCGGTGTCGGCCGCGTGCGGTCGCCGCCGTCGCCAGGGCTCACCGGGCCGACGTTCAGCCTGGGCAAAGTGGGCGGCAGCGGTTCAGCGGTCGCGCCCGGCTGCCCTGGCTGCGGGAGAAGGTGCTGCACCGGCAGGTTCGGCGGCGGCGGCGGCTCGTCGGCTTCCTCCAGCTGGCCCATGTCGCCGGCCTCGATCGCGGCGACGGCACTCATGCGGTCGTAACCGGCCTGCTGCAGCGCCAGCAGCGCCTGGGCGCGGATCAGGGTGACCTGCGCGCGGACCTGCTCGCCGTCCTGCAGCGCCGCGATGTCGGCGGTGTCGACCCACAGCCGCGACCCGGCCGGGACGCCCGGCACCAGCGGCTCCAGCGCCCCGCACAGCGACCGCCACAGCGGGCGCAGGGTCAGGTCGCCGAACCGGCGGATCACTTCCTGGTACGACTTGCCGGCGCCCTTGATGGACTCCAGGCCGATCAGCAGCGGCGGCACCCCGGCGGCGGCCAGGATCCGCTCGATGCCCAGCGACATGACGTTGCTGAAGTCGATCTGCGACAGCGAGTTCCCGACCGCGACCAGGTCCGCGCGCTGATCCAGGATCAGCGTCTTCCCGGCGTTCGTCGGGCCGCCGTACCGGGCCGTCATCCGCTCCCGGATGCTGTCGACCGTGCCGGGCTGCAGCTTCTGGGCGTACTTGATGACCAGGTTCGGGGTCGCGTTGGCCTGCATGTACCGGATCTTGTACTGGGCCATCGCGTCGTCGCCCTGCACGTCCCGCATCACCGGCGTCAGCCACGACATGCCCCGGAACGTGGCCTGCGGGTCCGGGATCGGCGCCCAGTGGGCCACCTCGGCCGCCGGGGCCATGAACCCGGAACCCTGGCTGAGGATCGCCGCGGGGGGCTGATGCCAGTACCCGACCTTGCGGCGGTACGTGCCGCCGCCCGCGACCGGAACCTGCTCGGAGACGATCGTCACCCAGTCCGGGCGCAGCCTGACCAGGACGTCCTCGCCGGGCGGTGACCACGTGTAGGAGTTCCCGGCCAGCGACGCGTCCTGCTCGCAGCGGGAGATCAGCTCACCCGACACCGAATCCGGGCCCCACGGATGCTCCAGCACCGACAGCGACGTGTTGCCGTACAGGTGCTTGTCATCCTTGGCCTGGAACTGGAACGCCGCCTCAGCCAGCAGCATCATCCGGACCAGGATCGCGGAGAACACCGGGGAGTCGGACGCGTTGGCGTTCTGCGCGAACGCGGTCAGCGACGGCAGGATCGCCTCACGGTCCGGGGAGCCGTAGGTGGTGGTCAGGACCGCCGCGCCGCTGGCCATGCCCTCCCAGAAGCCGTCACGGCGGATCAGCCGGTCCAGCAGCCTCACGACGGCTTATCCAGCGCGGTGAGCTTGGCCTCAGCTTCCGCCAGGCGCATTTCCGCAGCAGCAAGCCGCGCCTCGAGCGCGGCGAGCCGCATCTCCGCCGAGATCGGCAGCATGGGAAACGGAGCCGCGGTGGTGGTTATCGTATTCCAGGGGATGGTCATCCGGTCCTCCGGGCCCGCTCGAGGACGTCATGCAACGTCGGCGTCTCGTACGCCTGCGGCTGCGAGCGCGCCCCGTCGTCGCGGACCAGCGCCCACGCGGCCACGGCCACGCTGTCAGCGATCACGCACAGGCCGAACCCGAGACGGCCGGTCAGCCACCCGCCGACCAGGACGCCGAGCAGGGAGACGGCCAGGAGGGCCACGGACAGGCGCACCGGGACCTCCCTCGCGTTATGCTGGACCGCAGGTTCTTAGGCTCGTAGGCCCGTGGCAGCGTCGTTCAACAGGACGATCAATAAGCTCAGGACGCCGGCAATACCCGAGATCCCGTGGGCAGGGGAATCACTGCATCCGGTCGGTATGCGGGGTGGAGAATCGGGATTCCCCGCCGCTGCTGCTCAAACGACCCATGCGCCCGGCGTGGCCAGTTCCTCCCACCGCAGGAACGCCCAGCACGCCAAAGTGGCCGCCACCAGCGGCGACTGATCAACGGCCACCTTCGGATCCCACGCTTGGGCACCCGCCAGCGGCCTTTGCTGAGCGGCACGCACAGCGGCGGTCATCGGCTCCTGATCCAGGTGCTCAAGGCCGCCATCGTCAACGAGGTCGAGGAATTCGCCGTGGGCCACGGCCACATCCTGCGCGGTCACCTGCCGCACCAGGATCCCCGCGTCGGCCAGTGGCTTGACCAGGGTCCCCGAATGAGACTTCGGGTTGACGACAACGGCGACCGGGTCATGCTTGACGTACAGCACGCCCATCCGGGCCACCAGGAGGCGCGGCGGACCGTAGAACGGCGCCAGGTCGACCAGGATCTTCCCCGAGCCGCTGCGCCCGGCGGCCACGATCGACCCGTGCCTGCGGGCTTTCTTGGGGTGGCAGACGCAACCGTCGCTGATCGCGCACCCGAACGCGACTTCGCCGCTCACAGCCGCCCCTGCGGCACGGCTGCCGCGCCCCACTCGTCCTTGCCGATGACTTCCCAGCCCGGCTTCGCCACGTCAGGCCACTGGCAGAGATAGGCCCGGCGGAACTCGGGCAGGTCCATCAGCTCGAAGTCGGCCTTCACGGTCTCCTCGCTCACCGTGATGCCCAGCGCGGGCATCCGCCGCCACCACGTCGCCGGGTCGCCCGGGTCCTCATCGTCGGCCGCGCTGTACCCGATATAACACCCGTTTTCGGTGACGCCCATCTCCGCGCGGGCCCGGCCGTCCTCCACCTTGCCGCGGAAGTACGCCGACTTCTCCGTCCCCGCCGCGCTGACCACCCACAGCTGCGCATCCCGGGTCATCATCGCCGGGCGCATCGCCTGCTCCAGGTGATCATCGGTCTGCGCCCACGCCTCGTCAATGACGGCCAGGTCGAGCGAGTCACCGTGGCCGGACGTCTGCGTCCCGGACACCAGGCCCAGCATCGACCCGTTGCGGAACAGGTACGCCTCGCTGCCCGAACCGCGCCGCACGTCGATGAACCGGCGCAGTTTGCTGCCCTCGATCATCGGCCACCACACGTCCAGCAGCCGCTTCCGCGCGTCCAGCCGCGTCTGCGCCGTGTAGCTGATCTGCGTCCCCGGCCGGCGCAGCGCCCGCGCCACCATCATCGCCAGCAGGTCGACCGTCTTGCCCTGCTGCCGCATCACCTCGAGGACGACCTGCCGGTACGCGAACCGGCCGTCCTCGGTGAGCTCGGTCGCGGTGCCGTTGACCTGGTGCTGCCAGTCCATCAGCCCGAAGCCGAGCAGGTCAGCGGTCTGCCCGATCCCGGCCGCCAGGTTCGGGCGCCCGGTCGCGGGAGTCGCGAACCTAGGCTGAGCCGAGCGCGGCGAAGAGGGCTTCGAGTTCCTCATCGGTCGACGGCCGTTTCAGGTCCAGACGGGTCCGGGCCATCGGCGTCATCCCGAACTCCTTCTCCGTCCGCGTGATCATCGACTCCAGGTGCACCAGGTACCCGACCAGCGGGTTCAGGACCGGCTGGCCCATGCTGCCCTTGACCAGCCGCGCCTCCCGGACAACCTTCGCCGTCCGGTCGTACTCGTCGGTGACCTGGATCCACCGGATCAGCCGGGGCATGTCCGAGGCGAGGTCGACGGCGAGGGCCGCGCGGGACTCCCAGAACTGCGCCCACCGGTCGCGGGACGGCTTCAGCAGCCCGGCGGGGGGCTTAGGCGAACTTGACTGGTGGTTATACACGAGCTACCTTGTCAGTAGGCCCGGCTGGTAACCCTCGCCGAGTACGGGGATAAGCTCCCGGAAAGGCGAGAGCATAGCCGCGCGGCACGCCCTAGCTAGGCAACGGCTGCGCGGCTCCCACAACCGAGGGTTGCAACCCGAGGGGCGGGTTAACAGGGTGTTCGATTCCCCTGGGGGCTAACCAGCGCGGCGGGCGGCGGAGACGCTGCCCGCCGCTTTGATCTACCCGGGACATCTCTATGCCGCACGGTGAGCACCTGACCGCCCAGACAGCGTTCCGGTTCCCCGAAGACCTCCTGGTGTGGCTGCGCGAGCAGGCCACGGCCGAGGACCGCGCCATGACCGCCATCGTCATCGACGCGCTTGAGGCATACCGCCGCGCACAAGGCTAGGCGGTGAAGTCATGCGGCTGGCCAGTGGATTGCAGGACGGGCTTGGTGCCGGTGTGCTCCTGGTACCGGCGGCAGATCACGTCACAGTAGGGTTCCTCGATCTCTGCGAGCCGCGCCACCCGGTTCATGCCGTATGCGGCGATGAGTGTCGAACCGCTGCCGCCAAACAGGTCGAGCACGATCCCGGCTAGTGGTGCCGAGTTGCCGATCGCGCGGGCGCACAATTCAACCGGCTTCTGCGTCGGGTGCGCGTAGTCGCCTACCGGGTCGCGGGATACCTGCCACACGTCACGCTCGTCGTGACCCGCGTTCCATGTCGCTACCGCGCTCCCGTGGACGCCGAATAGCAGCAGTTCATGCTGGGTGCGGTAGTACGTGCCCAGCCCGAAGTGGCCCTTGTCCCAGATGATGAGCGCCTTCTGCAGGAATCGTTCGCGGTAGAGGCGCTCGACGAGGCTGTAGTGATGCCAGTCTGTCCAGACGTAGACCGCCGCGCCCTTCGCCGTTACCGCCGGGATGCAGCTAAGCGCGCGCGTGAGGAATGCCTCGTACTCATCCTCGGAGAGCGCGTCGTTCGTGATGCCGCCCCACGGCTTCCGGCGCTGCTTGTCCACGCGGCTTGAATAATCGGCGTTGTACGGCGGGTCGGTGAACACCAGGTCGGCATGCTCGCCGTCCATGAGCCGCGCAAGGTCGGCGGGATCGGTCGCGTCGCCGCACAGCAGCCGGTGCGGACCCAGCTCCCACAAGTCGCCCGGCCGCGTGACCGGCTCGGTAGGCGCGTCCGGCACCCCATCCGGGTCCGTCCGCTTCTCCGGCACCCGCTGACCCGCCAGCAGCGCGTTCAGGTCCGCCTCGGTGAACGACGCCGCCTCCAGCAACGCCGGATCCGCCGCGTGCACGTCAGCGGCCATCGCCGCCAGCGCCGCCATATCGAACACGCCCAGCTCCGACGTCCGGTTATCAGCCAGCGCGAACGCCTTCGCCGTCGCGTCATCATCCCCGAACGACGCCGCCGCGATCTCCGTCCAGCCCAGCTCCAGCGCCGCCTTCAGCGTCGTGTTACCCGCCTCCACCGTGCCGTCCGCGCGGACCACGATCGGCTTACGCTGACCGAACCGCTTCAGCGACCGCTTCACCGACGCCACATCACCCCGGCGCGGATTCCCGTCGAGCAGGCGGAAATCGGTGATCGGCCTGGCCAGCGGGCGCAGCGGCTCAGCGATCACGGTCACGCTCCGTAAGGAGGGCGGGAAGGTCACCCTCCGCGACTGAAAATCGGGCCGGAAAACTCCGGCGTATATGTGCGACGGCTGCGGAGTCGTGGCCGGACATCGCCGGCCGTTCCCGATCCATTCCCGCAGGTCAGAGGGTTGCCGATGCCGGATTGCCGATCGTTCGCTCAACATCGGCGGGTGGTCACTGATGATCAGGCGGGTGGTCACGGCGGCAGTGGTCACGGCCTGTCACTGTGCTCGGGGCACTGTCTGCGCTGGGAACCGGCGGCATTGTCTGCGCCCGGAACTGCGCCAGCCTCGCCATGGTCGCGTAACGCGGCAGTGCGACCGTCATCTGCGCCCTGGCGGCTGGCCGTCCTGTGCAATTGCAGCGGTAATGTGCGCCCGGTCACCACTGCCGCGACGCCCGCCAGGCGCGTACGCGCCCGCGCTGGCGGTTGCCGCGGACTGCGCCGTCGGCGCGGTTGTGCCGTCTGCACGCGAGTCCGGGCAGGTACCCGCTGCGGTCGGCGGTATGCGGCAGGTCGAGGTAACGGCGTGCGACGGCGAGCGGCCACCAGGTCAGCGGTTCGCCGCCGTGCGCGCACAGGTCGCCTGGCCTGTACTGCGCTAGCCGTCGTTCCCGTTCGGCGCGGTGCTGATGGTCGTAGCCGCGCTGTGCTGTGGTGCCGCGCCACCGCACCCGTGCAGCCATGGTTAGCACCTGTGGTCTATCGGCGGCACCATGGTGACGCTGGCCGGTATCGCGACACCATGGTCTGCGAGCAGCGTTTCCAGTTCCCTGATGCGCTG